GAGCACTGGCAGTCGAAAAGCGATCAGCAGAACATCCTCCACGTTGCCCGCGTGCCGATTCTTGCAATCATCGGCGCCGACGGCGAAGTCGAGATCACTGTCGGCGCATCCTCCGCCGTGAAGCTGCCTCAAGGCGCCGACATGAAGTTCGTCGAGCATACGGGCGCGGCGATCCAGTCAGGACGCGATGACCTGAAGGACATCGAACAGCGGATGCTTCAGACCGGTGCCGAGTTGCTGGTCCGCAAGGAAGGAGCGGCGGTCACGGCAACTCAGATCGCAAGCGAGGGCGAGGGTAACAAGTGCGCGCTGCAGCGCATGGCCGAGGATCTGGAAGACGCTCTCGACCAGGCGCTGCAACTCACTGCTCAGTGGATTGGCGAGGCAGAAGGCGGACACGTCGCGCTGCACAAGGACTTCGGCGCCGAGACGCTCAGCGAGGCATCAGCATCGCTGCTGATCGAGCTGCAGGCGGCAGGCATCATCAGCAAGAAACGGGTCATCCTCGAATCGCAGCGGCGCGGCATCCTTTCGTCAGACATTGATGCCGAAGATGAATTGAACGATGTCAGCCAGGACGGCCCGCCACTCGGGAAGATCGATGACCCGGCGGCCGGTGGCGCTACCTGATGGCCAAGCGCGAGCTGATCGACGCTGTTGTGCTTCACCAGATCGAGCTTCAGCGGTACTCGAACAATGTGGTGCGCCGGATCATGGCGGTGCTGAACAGGGCGGACGCCGACATCGCTGCGGCGCTTCTCGCCATGCTGGAACGCGCCCCTGAATCGGTGACGGTCGAGTACCTCGACAGCCTGCTGTCCAGCGTGCGGCAGTTGAATGCGTCCGCCTACACGCGGTTGCAGTCCGAGCTGGAGGCTCGTGTTCGAGAGCTTGCCGACTTCGAAGCGCGCTGGACGCAGTCGACTTACACGAACACGCTTGAGATCGAAACCCAGTTCGCTCGCGTCACAGCGGAGTCCGCCTACACGGCTGCGATGGCGCGCCCGTTCCAGGGGCGTCTGCTCCGCGAATGGGGTCCGTCGCTTGAAGCCAGCCGCATGCAACGCATCCGCGACGCCGTGCGCATGGGATACGTCGAAGGGAAAACGACGGCGCAGGTCGTGCGCGAGATTCGCGGCACAAAGGCGCGCGGCTTTCAGGATGGGATCATCGAGATTGATCGTCGCCACGCCGAAAGCGTTGCGCGGACGGCCCTATCGCATATGGCTGCAACCACGCGGGACCGCTTCTTCGAGGCCAACGACGACATCCTGGGCGACGAGGTGTGGGTCAGTACGCTGGACGGCCGGACATCGCAGGAATGCCGGATACGGGACGGCAAGCGATACACGCGCGGGACGCACCGGCCAGTCGGCCATTCGATTCCGTGGAGTAGTGGGCCGGGTCGCCTGCACTGGCAGTGCCGAAGCACGGCCATTGCACTGCTGAAAGGGCAGACCGAACTGTTCGGCACCCGAGCGGCGAAGGGTGGCCAGGTCGACGCGAACGAGAGTTACGGCGACTGGCTCCGCCGCCAGTCAGCAAGCGTGCAGGATGACGTACTGGGTGCGAGCCGTGGCGCGCTGTTCCGCCGCGGCGGCTTGAAGATCGAGCAGTTCAGCAACGACAAAGGGAAGGCGCTGACACTGCCAGAGATGGAGGAGCGCCATGCGGCCGCGTTCCGAAGGGCCGGCGTAGAATCCCGGGCGTGAAGCCCCGACACCTCACCGTCATCCCGCAGACACCCGCGCCCGATACGCCGCAGGAGCGTGGTCGCGCCCGTATCAAGGCCATGCCGAAGCCTGCAGACATTGCGCAGTGCCCGCGGTGTGGCGGCCGCGAGTTGATCGAGGCGCGAACAGGCGTTGCAATCAAGAACGGCCGGGCGACGGGTGGCACGAAATGCCTGTTGTGCGTGCTGTGCCTGACGCGCGGCGAGCGTGTCGTCGTGAAATAGACGCGGAGTAGCTCAGTCCGGCAGAGCGTCGGGTTCATACCCCGAAGGTCACAGGTTCGAATCCTGTCCCCGCAACCATTCGAAGGCCCGCTCCGCGCGGGCTTTTCACATTCAGCCTCGGCACCCGCCGGGGCTTTTTCGTTTCTGGAGGCGCCATGCCGAACATCACCGCAGGCCAGCCGACGGGGATCAACATCCCTGCCGGTCAAGTGCTGACGCTTGTCGGCTCGTCGAACGTCACCGGCATGCTGCGTATCTTCTCGCCGGACCGCACGAGCAGGTCGCAGACCAACGTGATGCCCGGCGCATCGAGTTACGGCCCGTATCCCAGCGACGTGAATTGCGAGCTGCAGTGCTGGACTGGCGACGTGAATTACGCGGCCGCTGCATCTGCGGTACCGAGCGCGACGGCCGGGCTACCGCAGGGGGTTGATTCCGACTTCGCCGCTGCGGTGGTGGGGGCGGCTGGGTTTATGCCGCAATTTGGCAGCAACGCTCTACACCGCTGGATGGGTGCTTTTTCATCTGGCGACACATCCAATGCGACGTACAGCATGAAATGGATGGTGGAAGCCGATTTTGATCAAGTTGGCTTTTTGATCCTGCACCGCGAGGCAACGGCCGCGTCAGGCTGGTCGCTGGTAGCTGCTGCGACCGAGACCGCATCCACCGCGACACAAGCAACGACTTTTCACCCGGTCGTTGGCGGGACAGCTTACAACGCGATTCGCGGCGCGACGGACACGTACGGATGGGAGTCCTACACGGTTCCTGACATCCCATCGGGCGGCACGCTGACCCTCCCCAAATTCAGCCTCGTCGCTCCGCTGGCATTGAGCAGTGTTCCGCGAGCAGACGGTGGCATCGGTAGATTGCTGATGGCGCGGGTGCACAAAAATGGCGGCGCCGGAGAGCCAAAATCTTTCCGGTTCTCGGCGAAGTTTGACAACATGCGCACCCCAAACGCGGCGAATCGCGGGCGGATTATTCAGGTGGGAAGCGTCGGCAGTGACGCTGTGGGCACGCTTGGGACGTCGCTCACGCTCGGATCACAAGTGCCGGCGCTTTTCCCGATCATTCGCTATCGCCGGCCGGTGGTGACCGTTGCCGCCGTAGGTGACTCAATTACCGAAAATTTTGCGGAGACAACCGAAGGGCTTACAAACTACATGTTCCGGGCATGTGCCGACGTCAGCACCGAGTCCGTGCCGGTCATCCCGCAAAACTACGGGCTGAGTTCTCAGGGTGGCACGGTCTATCTGCCGCACTTCAAACTGGTCGCTTCGCAGTCGCCGCCGTCCATCGCATTCTTTTTCCCCTTTTCGCCGAACGACATCGCAACGCCGACGCTGCGTAGCATTCAAGACGAGCGGGCGCGCGCGGCTGATTTCGTCGACTACTGCCGCACCTATCGAATCTATCCGGTTCTGTGCACATCGCCGCCAAACAACGGCTATGCGCAGACGCCCGACGATTTCAGGAAGGCGGTCAACGCGATGGTGCTCAGTGCAGCCGGTTCGTGGGGCGTCACGGCGTGCGACTTCAGCGCGCTGGGTGATGGCGCAACGCCCGAGCGGTATGTATCCGGGCTGAACGCAGATTCGACTCACCCCGACGAGGATGGAATCGAGTTGATGGCAGCGGCTGTGCGTACCGTGCTACGCGCCGTCGTACCGAGGATTGCCCGCTGACCACCGACAAGCCGCCTCCGGGCGGCTTTTTTACGTACATCACCCAAGCCCGCGCCATGCGGGCTTTTTTATTCCTGGACTGCGTGGATAAGCAGCCAACTCCCCGGGCGGAAGCCCATAACCCCAAGGATGGAAATCCATGAAACTGAAGCTCGATAGCGAGGGCCACGCGGTGGTCCAGGATGGCAAGCCGGTTTATGTCCATGATGACGGGAAGGAAATTCCGTTCGATGCGCCGGCCGCAATGTCGAAGATCGGCGACCTGAACAAGGAAGCCAAGGGACACCGGGAGCGCGCCGACACGGCAGAAACCAAGCTCAAGGCGTTCGAGGGAATCGAAGACCCGGCCGCCGCCGTCAAGGCACTGGCCACGGTCAAGAACCTCGACGACAAGAAGCTGGTGGACGCCGGCGAAGTCGAGCGCGTGAAGTCCGAGGCGATCAAGGCGGTCGAGGAGAAGTACGCCCCTACCGTCAAGAAGAACGAGGAGCTGGAAGCTGCGCTGTATGGCGAGAAGATCGGCGGCAGTTTCGCCCGATCGAAGTTCATCGCCGACAAGCTCGCAATCCCGGCCGACATCGCACAGTCCTTCTTCGGCAAACACTTCAAGATCGAGGACGGCAAGGTCGTCGCGACGGACGCAAGCGGCAACAAGGTTTTCAGCCGCGCGCGCCCGGGCGAAATTGCTGACTTCGATGAAGCCCTGGAACACCTCGTCGAAACCTACCCGAATCGAAACCACATCCTGCGGTCGTCCGGTGCATCCGGTAGCGGCGCAAATGGTGGCGCTGGCGGCGCAGGCGGTGGAAAGACCGTCACGCGCGCGCAGTTCGATTCAATGGATGCACAGGCTCGCGTGGCTCACACATCGGGTGGTGGCACGGTCACCGACTGAAGCAAATCAACACGGCCGGATTCATCCGGTAACCCCATGCGAGCCCGCCTTTGAGCGGGCTTTTGCTTTTCTGGAGATTCAACACCATGGCAAACACGCTCACCGGGCTCATCCCGACCCTGTACGAAGCCCTGAATCGCGTCTCGCGCGAGATGGCCGGCTTTATCCCCGCAGTAACCCGCGACAGCAACGTCGAACGCGCCGCGCTGAATCAGACCGTGCGTTCGCCCATCGGCGAAGCCGGTGCTCTGGAGGACGTCACGCCCGGCGGAAATCCGGCAAGCTCCGGCGACACGACCGTCCAGTATGTCGACGTCACCATCAGCAAGTCGAAGGTGGCGCCGATTCGCTGGAACGGCGAAGAGCAGCGCGGCATCGGCTCCACAGGCGTCTATAACCGCGTCCTGGCTGACCAATTCACCGATGGTATGCGCAAGATCGTCAATGCCATCGAGATCGATCTTGCGGCTGAAGCGAAGATCCGCGCGTCGCGTGCCTACGGCACCCCGGGCACTGCGCCGTTTGGCACCGCAAATGACCTGAGCGACGTTGCCGGCGTGCTGCGCATCTTGGAGGACAACGGCGCACCCAAGGAAGACCTCCAGCTCGTGCTGGGCTCTGCAGCAATGATGAACCTGCGCGGCAAGCAGTCTGTGCTGTTCAAGGTCAATGAAGCCGGCTCGAGCGACATGCTGCGCAACGGCATGACCGACCGTTTGCAGAGCTTCGCGCTGCGCAACTCCGCCGGCATCGTGCTGCACACCAAAGGCACCGGCGCCAGCTACCAGACCAACAATGCCAGCGGCTACGCGGTCGGCGACACCAGCATCGCTCTGGATACCGGCAGCGGCACGGTGCTGGCCGGCGATGTCGTGACCTTCGCAGCCGATGCAAACAACAAATACGTGAATGGCACCGCGCTGTCTGGCGGCTCCATCGTGCTCAACGCGCCGGGCTTGCGCGCTGCCGTCGCGGACAACAATGCAATGACGGTCGGCAACAACTACACGCCAAACGCGGCATTTGCGCGGTCCGCCATCGTGCTGGCCACGCGCGCGCCGGCCGTGCCGGAAGGCGGCGACTCGGCCGACGACTTCATGATGATCACCGATCCGATGACCGGTCTGACATTCGAGGTTCGTCTTTATCGCCAGTACCGCCAGGTGAAGTACGAGATCGGCATGGCATGGGGCGTGCGGGGTGTGAAGTCCGAGCACATCGCGCTGCTGATGGGCTAATAGCGGTAAATCTCAACCCCGCCGGCGGGCGCCCTCGTGCCTGCCGGCTCATCAAGGAACATCCCATGACGAAGAACGCAGACAAGAAGGTGGCACCGGTCGTTGTCAGTGACACGGTCTCTGCCGCTTCGGAGACCGCTCAACCGACAAGTGAGCAGGCGGCGGCTCAGACCGAAGCAGCCGCCGGCCACGACGTCGCTACCACTGCCTCGGGCGACACCTCTTCACAGGAAAACGTCGAGGCCGACGTGCACCCGGACGAGGGTCACCAAGCCGAAGACGCGGCGCAGATCGACACCGTCCGCATGATCCGCGATGAACCCATGCACGACGGCGGCCCGGTCGAGGCCGACGTGCACCCGGACGAAGTACAGAACTGGTTCGCGGTGGGCTGGCGCGTCGAGTAAGCCATGGCGCTGATCGTAGAGGACGGCACCGGCCGCACGGATGCCGAGAGCTACGCGAGCGTGGCCTACGCTGACGCCTATCACACTGCCATGGGTAGTGCGTCCTGGGCTATCGCAACGGAAGGCGCGCGAGAAGCCGCCTTGCGCCGGGCCACGGCCTACGCTGATGCCGCCTACCTCTGGCGAGGGCTACGCGCTTGGCCCGAGCAGTCACTGGCATGGCCGCGCGGCGGTGTGGTGAGCGACAACATTGATCTGCCGTCCGACGAAGTGCCCGTGCAGCTTCAGCGCGCCGTGTGCGAGCTGGCACTGAAGGCGCTCAGCACCGACCTGATGCCGGACATTGCGCCAGACGTCGTGACGCAGGAATCAGTCGGCCCGGTCAGCGTCAGCTACGGCCAGGCGCGCAACGGCGGCATGACCCGTTTCAGCCTCGTCGATGCGATGCTGCGCGATCTGGTTCTGTCCGGTGGCGCAGGCGGTTCCGTGCGGCTGGTGCGCGCGTGACCAAGCCGCCGAAGATCGCCACGCGGCGCGCCGACCCGCTGCAAGACTTCTACCGGGACCGCGATGGCAATCGGTACTCCGTAGCGCGGCTGATCGACGACGCGAAGCACCTACCCGTCTTTGAGGTACCGCTCGCCGCGCTCGATCTGTCCGGGGAAATCTGGTCCGGCGCGAACATGCTGGAGCTCTCGTTCCACATCAAAAAGGTGATGGACGCAGATCTGAGCTTCCCCATCCTGCTGGACTGGCACGGCTGTGTGGCCGATGGCCGTCACCGGATCCTGAAGGCGATCGCCATCGGGCAACGCACGATCAAAGCAAGGCGCATCCATTGGAAGCCGGAGCCGTGCAGCCCGGCGGAGAACAGAAATTGAATGCCTTCGACTACGCCAAGACGGCGGCCACAGCTGCGCGCCTGCTGGAACGCTTCGGCCGATCGGCGACGCTGAACCGCACAACGCCTGGCGCCTACAACCCGGCCACCGGCGCGCCGGCCGCAGGAACTACGACGCCGCACGCATGCACGGCAGCGCTCTTCGAGTACTCGCAGCGCGACATCGACGGCACACACATCCGCGTGGGCGATCAGCGCGCCTACATCGCGCCGGACATCGCCGTGACGCCGCAGACCGGGGATACGCTGACCATCGGCGGCGATGCGTGGTCGGTCATCGCATCACACCCGCTTTCTCCGGCCGGCGTGGTCGTGCTGCACGACGTTCAGGTGCGCAGATGAGTGACTTCATGCGCGCGATCGACAAGTTCATTGCCAAGGCGAACGGCAACGTCGACCAAGTGATTCGCCAGACCATCGTGCTGGCCGCGCAAGGTCTGGTGCAGCGCACGCCGGTGGACACCGGACGCGCGCGCGCCAACTGGATCCTCGGCGTTGGAAACATCGACCTGACGACGAGCAACCGAACCGACAAAGGGGGCGGAAGCACGGTCAGCCGGGTGGCGGCCGAGGTGGCCAGCGCACGCAGCCGCGTCTTCTACATCACGAACGCGCTGCCGTACATCCAGCGACTTGAAGACGGCTGGTCCAGGCAGGCGCCAGCCGGCATGGTCAGCGTCACGCTCGCTGCACTTCCAGCGGCGATCGAGCGATACGCGCGGAGGCTGGCATGACGCAAGCCCGTGTGCGGAAGCTTCTCGAAACGCGCCTCAAGACATGGGCCGACGGCAAGGTACCGCCCGTTCCCGTCGCCTGGCAGAACGCGAACTTCGACCCGCCGAAGGACCGGCCTTGGATGCGCTGCACTCTGATCCCTGCCGATACCGACAGCGAGTATGTCGAGGGCACAGACCGCCGCTACGTAGGCGTGCTGGCACTGAACCTGTTCGTGCCGCGCGGCCAAGGCGCTGGCCCAGCCGAAGCCATCGTCGCCGAGCTGGAGGCGCTGTTTCCGATGAACCTCATCCTGACGGACGCCAGCTTTTCTGTCCGCACCACGACCCCGCTTTCTGCCGGCCGCGCCGATCCTGAGCCTGACGCGTTCGGCACGCCGATGAACCT